CCATAAGGCCCTAAGTGGCACCTTCCTTTTTTCCGCTGGGTTTCTTGGCACTTGCCGCTGGGGGACAATATCTCGCATTCTTTTTTCTCGCATTATCTTGTTTTTTCTCGCATTTAGGCACATTTTTTGATGTAAGCCAAAATCATGCCATCCGACGCATTTTCTCGCATTATCTTTTCGACTACTGCACAGATGTGCACCTGGTGAAAATCGAACCCGGATTTCTTTTTATATTTCTATATGCCCTCGCAAACATTCTTGACCTGTTTTAGCATCCATGACATCTCATGGCTTTATCCCCCCTTGCAGGGCATAGTGTCATGACTTATCATGTAATGCATGAAGCATATGCAGTGTAAGGTTGCTGATGAGGTGTATGATCGTATAGTTACTATGGGGTTGCCGGTGCAGGTGGCGCTGGAGAGGGCTCTGAGGGAGTTTCTTGAGCGAGAGGAGGTGGATGTGGTGTCGGCCCTTCAGCAGATCTCTGAAAGATTGTCCCGACTTGAGGAAAGGGCTAGCGGATATTGAGATATTGCTTGTATTATCTGAGGTATCTGGCAGAGAGGGGAGACGAGGAGTTTCCCTGGAATCTGCCCCCGTGGACCCGAGAGGAATGGCTTAGGTGGAATCGATGGAAAACCTCGGGGTGAAGGCTGATGGTCCCAAGTTCATCCAGAAGCCCCGCTGGGGATCAAAGACGTACCACCGATGGATTCAGAAGCAGAAGCACCGCCTAGAGAGAAGAAGAGCCAAAAAGGACCCTGAATGCCTTCCTGGATATGGTAAATACAGTGGTTACGAGTCTTGATTACGCTTGGTCGCCTCAAGTAGGACCTCAGGCAGATGCCTGTGCTACGGCGGGGTTTCTGGACGAGCTATTCTATGGAGGGGCTGCCGGGGGAGGGAAAACGGACTTTCTGATAGGTGATTTTGCCTCTGATTTGCATCAAGGGGCTCTCTGGGTAGGGATTTTGTTCAGGCAGTCGTTCCCGGAGCTTGAGGAGGTGATTGAGAGGACAAATTCGATATATCCAGCCCTTGGAGGGGAATATCTGGTAGGCCAGAAGGTCTGGAGGTTTGAATCGGGAGCCCTTTTACGACTAAGGCAAGTAGAGAATATAGCAGATTTCAATAAATATCTCGGTCATTCGTATTCCTGGATTTCTTTCGATGAATTGCCCACATGGGAGAATCTTCGCCCCTACCACCGCATGAAAAGTCGCCTCAGGGGACATGCAGTCCACAAGAGAATGCGAGCCTCTGGCAACCCTGGGGGACAATGCCATGCTGAGATCAAGGAATACTTTGGGATCGGGGAAAATCCTGAGGGGTATCACCTGATTACGGACGAAGCAACCGCTATGACGCGGATGTTCATCCCATCGAAGGTTACTGACAACAAAATCCTCATTGAATCTGACCCAGGCTACGTTGATCGCCTCAAAGGTGTCGGGGACCCGGAATTGGTCAAGGCTTGGCTGGACGGGGACTGGGACGCTATCGTCGGCAGCTACTTCTCGATGTTCAGGAAGACAGAATCCACCATAGATCCATTTGAAATCCCCGCCAACTGGAACATTTTCACCTGCATGGACTACGGTACTACAAACCCCACCTGGTGTGGCATTCTGGCGGTAGATTCCGATGATGACATCTGGGTTGTAGACGAATACTGCCGGGGCGGGGACTATGGGGCAGCCGAACATGCAGAAGGCGTACGTGACATGCTTGACAACTGCCCTTACATTACAAGGCGTCCTCGTTACAACTTGGCACCACATGATATGTGGTCAAAACACAAGGCCGAGGAAGCACGTAAGGCAGTCGCCCCCAAGGACACCTTCCGCAAGAGGGGAGTGCCATTGAGGAAGGCCAATATGGACAGGGTGAACGGGTGGCGGAATCTCAAAGACTTAATGTATGCAGGGCGAATCAAGTTTTTCCGACATCGCACAGACCGCATTCTGAGCTCATTAACGTCCGTGCAGAGGGACGAAAACAACCCAGAGGACGTTATGAAGGGGGGCGACGATCACCCGGCAGACGGACTCAGGTATGGGATTAACCATGTGTACAGGCCCAGGAAACCTAATCTCAAGCCAGCGCTCCCCATCAACTCGGGGGCTTACGTGATGAAGCAGCTTGAACCAACACAAGAATCGAGGTACCGTTGACCAAAAAAGAAGCCGAGTTTTGGCGTAAGGAGCGAGCGGACCTCGATAAAGCCGCTTCAGAGCGACTAGATGAAGCCCAGAGCCTCATCGATAAGTATGACCTCAAGTTCAAGGACAAGATACGGGATCTGACCGAGAATGATCTTGTTAAAGTCTCTGAATTCTATCCTTTGGTCCGCCAAATCATCGGCACCGTCGCGTTTAACTACCCCAAGCTCTTCTTTACCATACAGGACGACGAGGGAACGGCAGGAATTGCTCAGATAATGGAGCGAGCGGCACAAAACCTCATGCGTCTTACCAGCCTCAAGGACCACGTTCACCAATCCATTGTAGACGCCCTTTTTAACCAGATTGGCTGGATTAGAGTAGATTTTAATCCAGCAGGGGACGACATGATTCCTCCATACGTTGCAAATGACGCTATGGCAGAGGATTTAGTTGCATTTAATCGAGTTGCCCCTGGATTTGTCAGAGTAGACCCGATGTGTCCCCCCCATGCCCTGGGCCATGCCCGCTATATCTCAGAAAAGATGTGGGTGCCCCTTAAGAGATTGCGGGACGACAAAAATCTGAAGAACACGAAGGACCTGAAGGCCGCCACCCCAAACAGGGTCCATGACATCGGGTTTGGCGAGATAATGGACAATAAGTCCGAGGAACAGGTAAGGAATGCGATTACCAACGGCGAATTTGTCCTGGTAGAGCGCATTCACTGGAGAGAGGGCAAGAAAATCATCATGTTTGCCGACGGCATAGATGAGCCCCTTCTTGAGAAACAGCACCCCTTTACTAAACAAACCTACGAGCAGGTCCTAGATGCATTCGGCCAGCCAGCCTTTGACGACAATCAGGAGCCCATCCTTGACGTAAGGAATGGAGAGATCGCTCCCGGATGGCTCGTTCCGAACGGATTTCCCTTCATCCCGGTCAAGTTCGACATCCACCCGACAAGTTATTACCCGCTCGCCCACCTCAAATACGTTGAAGACTTGCAGAATGCAGTCGTTGAGTCAATGTCCCGTCAGGCCAACCTCCTGAAGCGAACTTCTCGCCTCTACGCCATTTCAAACGACGAACTGGAGGAAGACTCCGAGATCCCCGACAAGCTGCGTAAGGCCGTTGACGGGGAGCACGTTAGCATGGCCGACCCCAATAATATCAAAATCCTTGATATGGGCGGCACCCCCTCCGGGCTCTTCGAGTTTGAGGATCGCGCCCGGATGTACATCGACAAAATCACCAAGGTTAATGAACTGGGGCAGGGTGGAGGGACGACAGCAACAGAGGCGGCCATTGTGGCTGCTTCTACCAGCATCAACGAGCAGTGGATGGAGTCTGCTGTTTCAAGAGTTTTTGAGGGGTGCGTCAGGGCCGGGTTCGGCATTATGGGGGACCCCAGGTATACTCCTGAGAACTTTGTAGCCAACACTGCCCCTGACGAGCAGCAAAAGGTATCCCGAGCCCTTAAGATGAGCGACTTCTTGTGGAACTACCGCATTCACGTACAGACAGGGAGTATGCAGCCCCTTTTCGCGGAGCTCCAGCAGCAGAAGTTCCTCGACTTCTACGACAGGGCGATTAACTCCCCCAACTTTGACAGGCGGGAAGTTGACAGGGATATGGCCAAAGCATTCGACATGGTGGACGAGGATCGGCTGCTTGTCCCGGAGCAGCACCCGGATGCCGATACGCTGGCTCAGTTGGAGAACGACCGCATTATCTCGCAACTGCAAGACGTAGGAGTGCAGCCTGGCCAGAAGCACCAGCGCCATCTCCCGGTCCATCAGGAATACCAGAACAGCCCGGCGTACCTGCTGTTGATGCAGAGGTCGCAGGCTGTAAATGAGCTCCAGCAACCCGTCGATCCTCAGGCTGCACAGCTAATGCAGCAGGTTGATCAGTTGATGCAGCAGCACGTACAGGCACACATGGAGGCAATGGATCAGGAACAAACGCAAGAGATTACGGGAGCTAGCCCAAGAGGCAATACTCCTGATTCGATCATCAATCAGGTGAGATCTAACGCTCAAACCACCGGAAATGCTGTTAAGATTGAGGCACAGGAGCAGATGGGATGACCGCAAGAAATTGGGACTTTGAGAATTGTGCATGTGGGAAGGCCCACAAGTCAATGACGTTCTTTGGGGATGAAAAGATCCCTGAAACCATCGAGTGCGCCTGCGGGAAGAGCGTAGGATGGTCCACGATGAGTTCCCGCGCCCAGATCAAGCTGACAAATAGCGGTAGAAAATATGGTGAATTCTGGCCTCAATACGGACAGGTTGTTGAAAGTTACGGACACCTTAAACAGCTTGAGAGAGAGACTGGCTTGTATGAAACTGGACCTCCTGAGAGGATCGATGACATTCTCTCGGAAACGACGCCAGAGAGCACGCCGTCTGACCCAAACATTTTCGTAGCTGACACAGTAGAAGAACTCATGGAGCAAGTCCCGAGGGACCAGATAGACTCTGTTGCCACGGGAGACTCCCTTAACCAGCCCCTTCAAGACGGGGCGTTCAAGCTATAGTATGGAAGAAATTCTCTTCCATGTGATAAGGAGAATTTAGTATGGCAGAAGCCGATTCGGAAGCAGTTCAAGACCAAGCTACAGATGCATCATCTCCAAACGGTTCCCCGGAAAGCGATCTGGGGCTAGGCCAACCGGAGACGTATCTCGGGCAGTCCGATCCTGTGGAAGAGCAATCGGAAGAAGCCTCCGTCGGGGCAGAAGCCTCGAAAACCACAGCGCCCTCGAATGACCCGGAATCCCCGGAGAATCAGGGCTTACGTTGGGCTGATTACACGCATAAAACACAGGCTTTGAAGGAGAGGGGCGCTGAATTAGAGCGAGCCTATCAGGAGAAGCTGAGTGCGCTTGAGAAGCAGAATGAGACTGATACTCGTCTTCTGAGGCTAGAGCAGCCAACGCAGCAGGAAGTGCTTCTATCTGATCGAGTTAGTCAAGCCATGCGCGACCCCAATATATCTGAACTAGACAGAGAGGGTCTTGGCGTCATTGCTGAAATGACTCGCACGATGGAGACACTGCAAGGTGAAGTTGAAGAGCTTCGTGCCTTCAAAGAGACGTCAGAGCCGATGCTCAACTCCGCTGTCACTACTACTGAAGGAATTGCAGCCGAAAAGAAAGCAGCCCGAGATGACGGACTGCGGCTTCAACTCGAAACAGCCAGGGGTGAATTCGGAGATGATAAGGTGATGCTTCACAAGGATTCAATCCTCGCATTAGCTTTTCAAGGGGTAGTAAACCCTGCGACCAGCCAACCGTGGGTTGCCCGTGATGTTGTTGCCGTCCTTGAGCAAACTGGCCTCAAGAATGGTGCATTAGCTGACAATAAAACCGCTGCTGCTGCTGCACAGGCTGAAGTGGCTCCAGGTGGCCTCT